TGTTTGATAGATATCAACATTTAGCTAATCGGATCATTGTTGATATTAATTTTGGATCAACTTTAGGCATATTACCAAATACCCCTTTATATAATAAAGCTAAAGAATATCATATTCATGTTGATACGTATGAAAATAATTGGATTGCGAACGATAATCTCGACCTAACGGTTACCGAAAGACTAAGACGGGTAAAGTATGCTAAAGAATATGCAATCAAATTGGGCTATTTTGCGAACGATGATGCAGAAGGTATTTTAAATATATTAGAAAGGCAACTACCAATTTTTGATAAACGAAATAAAATTAAAAAAATAATACAGATCAACAAGGAAATCTAAGATGTCTGCGGCAGGACAAATACTATCGATGTTTACAAACGATGAACTTAAATTAGTTCATAATAGTCTATTGAAGTTACCGGACAGGAAAAATCTAGGAGATTTTCATGCGTATACCAATGGATTTCAACAGACTGATTATATATATCCGATGATTCGAAAATTGATTTTAGAAAAATTAGAAAAGGTCCTGGATAAAAAATTAAATTTAACACATGGTATGCTATTAAAGGAAGAAATTCCGTGGACTATCCACACTGATTATAATAAAGGAGATAGCGATCCTGGATTAGCAATCCTTTTACCATTGAATACAGAAGAAGTAAATACCCATACAGTGGTGTTCAATGAAGAAAGTACTACTACGTTTAATGATTTTGTTCTGAACAACAATAAACTTGAAACTAATGCCAAAGATCTGTATAATAACCTATGTAGCCACGAAGATATAGATAACTTAGAATATGTTAGTCTACTAGGAGCATTTAAATGGATTCCGGGATCTGTGATCTACTGGGATCGAAAATTATTGCACTGTAGTGATAACTTTTTACAACAAGGTATTAAAATTAAAACAGGACTTGTAATTTTTACACATGACTAAAGAATACTCACCAGAACTACAGAAACTATTTTTAGAAATGATGCTAGAAGACGCACAGAGTTATGTGCGTGTGCAGAATATCTATAATGCAGAAAACTTTGATAGATCATTACGTGAAGTGGCTAAGTTTATCAAGACACATACTGATGATCATAAAGCCATGCCCACACATGAGCAGGTCCGGGCAGTCACAGGTGTCGATCTTAAACGTGTACCAGACCTGACAGAAGATCACTACAGCTGGTTCATGGCAGAGTTTGAAGGCTTTACACGCAGGAATGAACTAGAACGTGCGATCCTTAAATCAGCAGACTTGTTAGAAAAGGGTGATTATGATCCCGTAGAAAAACTTATCAAAGATGCGGTCCAAATATCATTGACCAAAGACATGGGTACTGACTATTTCTTGGATCCACGTGCTAGATTGTTGGCAATCAAGAGCAATAACGGACAGGTATCAACAGGGTGGCCGACTCTTGATAAACGATTGTTTGGTGGCATGAACCGCGGTGAACTTAACATCTTTGCTGGCGGGTCAGGTAGTGGTAAAAGTTTATTCATGCAGAACATAGCGATCAATTGGTGTACACAAGGACTTAACGGTGTGTTCTTAACCTTAGAACTCAGTGAAGGTTTGTGTGCTATGCGTATGGACAGTATGGTAGCCAACTGTAGTACCAAAGAAGTATTCAAGGATCTCGACACAGTTGAAATGAAAGTTAAGATGGTAGGTAAGAAGTCAGGTGCACTGCGTATCAAGTATATGCCAGCACAAAGTAATGTAAATCAAATTAGATCTTATCTTAAAGAATTACAAGTACAAACAGGATTACGAGTAGACTTTATCATGGTAGACTATTTGGACTTGGTCATGCCAGTATCAGCTAAAGTCAGTCCAAATGATCTGTTTGTCAAAGACAAATATGTAAGTGAAGAACTACGTAACCTAGCACGTGAACTTAACATTTTAATGATCACAGCTAGTCAGCTTAATCGTGGAGCAGTAGAAGAAATTGAATTTGATCACAGCCATATCGCAGGTGGGTTAAGTAAGATCAACACAGCTGATAACGTGTTTGGTATATTTACAAGTCGCGCCATGCGTGAGCGTGGTCGCTATCAACTACAACTTATGAAGACACGTAGTAGTTCAGGTGTAGGTATGAAAGTAGATCTAGAGTTTGATTTAGAAACATTACGTATCACCGACCCAGGTGAAGAAGCACAAGAAAGCGGCTTACGTGGAGTAGGTGCTACTAACATCATGAGTCAGATCAAAACAGGCAGTAGTGTAACGCCGGTAGAAGATACCCCTAAGATTAATGCCAGCGTAGATAGTAGCAAACTCAAGAGCATGCTGGCTGGTCTTAAGAATGTATCTGAATAATGTCTAATAAGTTTTGTAGATTCCTTTCTAACGGATATTCAATTAATCTTACTGAATCATTATTAGTCAAACCCTGTTGTTGGTACGAAGGAGTAGATGCCAGTCGAGAAGAGCTTAATGCTATCACAGATTGGACTCCTGCATGCCAAATATGTCATCAACAAGAACAAGCTGGACATCAGAGTTTTAGACAAAGTAGTTTTGATATACTACCGGAATCTGATAATCTCGCTGTGATGGCATTGGACATAAACATTGATTATAACTGCAATGCAGCCTGTGTTATCTGTGACGAAAAATCTAGTTCGTTGTGGCACCAACAACTGTCCAAACACAAAGTTATACACATTGCTCCTGACTATGATCCCCAACTACAATTAGATCATATACTGGCAAATACCGATCTATCAGAATTGCGTAGAATTAAATTTTTTGGTGGTGAGCCATTACTAACAGATACACACCTACAGGTATTAAAGAAAATCCCCTATCCAGAACAGGTGGATATTTGGTATACTACTAATGCCAGTATTGTTCCGGCGGCTGATGTGTTGGATATATGGAGTAAGTTTAAGCTAGTCTATGTTGAAGCAAGCCTAGATGGGATCGGCGAGCAATTTAATTATATCAGATGGCCGATGCAGTGGAGAAAGGTAGAACGCAATTTATTAACTCTCAGAGAGATTGTCCCTGTTAATGTATTATTTAGGATCAATCATACACTGAACCCATTTAATATATATTACTACGATAGATTAGAAACTTGGGTAGCTGATAATTTTTCTGAGAATAGATTAGGTGATCCAACGGAAATTAATATCCATCCTTGTTGGGGTATATGGGCATTAGATAAAACTCCAACGGCACTTAGAAATGCAGTACAGATAAAATATCCTAATCATAATATTAGCAATCTACTAGCACAGTGCGAACTTCAGCCACATGATGCTATACTAGAGTTTACCGAGATGTGGGATCCGATTCGAAAGAATAATTGGAAAACAGAGTTTCCTGAGATTGTTAATTATTTTGAAACTTACCAGCCAGGTCTGGCAGATACTCATTAATAGATATATGTTTCAATTGATCCTGTCGAGCTAGTTCTTTGACAGCACTTTGAAAGTTAATATCATCGTCGCTAGTGTGCGGCTGGAATAACTCCTGCACTGTAACTAAGGCATCTTTAGTTTCTCTAGGCAACGAATTAACTGAAAAGCATACAGGGTCAGTGACTAGATTAAAATTATAATTAAGTCCCATTTCATCAAACCAAGCAACAGTTTGGTCATGATAAAATATATTAAGATTACTCAACGTATAACTAACACTTAAATTGATGCCTATTTTTTTGTAAACCTCGATATTATTTAATAATCGATCCCATTTTAGGGGATAACGCAGATATTCAAATACAGGCCCAACTCCGTCAATACTTAGGCAAAAGTTTAAATTTTTAAATTGGGACAAAATATCGAGATATTGGGTTGATAGAGTAACTGAGCCGTTTGTTACCATAGAAATGAAACAACTAGTATTATTGTGTTTAATTAATTCTTGTAATATTTGAAAGTTTTTCTTTTCAAATAAAGGTTCGCCACCTACAAATGATAACATTTTGATATTTGCATAATCTATATCTATTAGTTTGCGTTCGTCGATAATTTTAAAAGTCGATCGTTTATTTAATGTAGCCCATGCAGTGCTAACCTCATCATTACAGCACACTATACATGTACCGTTACACAGATTGGAAGTATATAGTTTTACTATTTGTGTGCTGTAATTACTTTTATGACAATCCTCTTCAATGATTTGGATATCTCGATTAGCGTAGAAATCAAAAGCAGAATTTTTTAATTGTCTATCACTTATTTTGCCTTGATCTTCTAAAGACCAACATTTTTGACAAGCAGAGTGTCGTTGGCCAGATAGTGCAGTCTGACGTAATTCAGTTAAGTTGGTATCCGTCGGTAATAAACAGCAAGGAGTATCTGCAGATGATGGGTTGTATTCAGCACCAAAAAAAGGTAACACGCAAAAATAGTCATTCATTGTAAAGCTATTTAATCCATGCTATACTATATTAAATTAATTCTTATTCTTCGATAAATATACTAAATTGGAGTAAAAATTGTGCAGAAACGCACCCGTAGCATACTTACAGAACTTGACGAATTACTCACGCACAAGGACAAGGATAATCTCCTAGAGTCACGTGCCAATAACATCATCAATGGTGCTATTAACCTAATCAAGTATATCCGTGAAAACTATGACAGTGAACAAGCTCTCGAGCTTGAGCGTCGTCTTCTTAATGCTATCAAGGGACAAGATCCTGCAAAATTCTCACGTGGCATTAGGAAAATTCAAAATGAAGATTAATGAGGTAACGGTAAAAGAAGCATCATTAGGGCAGATTGGCGCTGGTATCAAAGGTGCTTATCAAGGATTAAAAGCAGGTGGACTAGGTGGAATTGCCGCAGGTGCCCGAGCAGGATACCAGGCAAAAGGTGCGGCTCAAATACAGGGTAAACAAGTCAAGGACATAACCACACAGGTGCTGCAGAAATATGCGGCCTACGATCAGAACATCAAAACCAGCACAGGTGCGCCAGCTACTCCACAGCAGGCAGTGGCTTGGTTACAACAATTTCTAGGCGGGCAAAAGCCCGCATCACAACCAGCTGGCAGCAACCCAGCACAGATTCAGCAATGGCTACAGAAAGAAGTTGCTGGCTACATGGCCAACCAAGAACTACCCACACTACCAGATATCAGTAAGTTAAATAGAGAAGAGTTGTTGCAGTTAAAACAACAGCTACAGGTAGCATAATCATGAAACTATATCTATATGAAGGATTGAATAAACAAGACCGCGCTAGCGTGATGCTATGGGAATCTGCAGGTCGCAAACTTGTAGAAGCACAGCTAACAGCAGATCAGATCACGCAGTTATTCCAACAGATCCAGACGGCTAAAAACAATCGCACCTTAGTCGGTAAAGGTGTTGATGCTGGATCAGCTGTGATGAAAGCCTATAACGATCTTAAGACAAAAATATCTACTAGTGGTCCTATACAAAATATGGACGCACTATATGATCAAGCCGCTGAAAAATTAAAACAAGCCACAGGCGGTGATCAAGGTGCAATGTCCTATGTACAAAAGTATCGTGACTTTGCTAAGAAACATCCAGTAGCACAATCATTTATCTACGGTGCGCTGATCGCTGCCGCTGGTATTAGTGGCGCAGGAGCGGGTGGTGCAGCCGCACTTGGTCTATTCAAGATGGTTGACAAACTCCTACAAGGTGAGAAGTTCTCAAGTGCAGCCTACAGTGGTGCTAAGACAGGTGCAATGGCCTATGCCGCTGGCCAGATTGGCAAAGCAGTTCGTGGTGATCAAGCACAACAAGCCGCAAGTGCTGCAGGCGGAATGGACGCAGATCAAACAGAATTAGCCAAATATATTTTGAAATATTATAGTCCAGAAGAGTTTGATTATGTACCTAGCGGCACAAATATTAATGTTGTCAGTAAAGCCACTGGTCAACTTATGGCCAACTACGATGTGTCTGATGTTGGATTATTCCCAGACGAGTTTCTAGCTGGTATTAACAAATTAGTTGCAGCTGATCCTAGTGCGGCCTTAGGTTCTGCGGCTAGCACAGCGGCAAGAACAGCGAGAGATGCGGCATTTGATGCAGAATATCCTAATTTTGAAAGTCGCAACCTTAGCCGTAAACAAGTCCAAGCTATATTCGAACGTGTTGCACTCCTGAACAGTCGCATGTTAAGTGAAGGCAGACTCGAAGAAGGTATCTGGGACGATATCAAATCTGGCGCAGGCAAAGGTCTACAAGGTATTAAAAGTCTAGCAGGCAAGGCAGCGGGCGCAGTAGCACAAGGAGCCGCTAAAGTTGGTCGTAGCATGACTGCCAAAGTGTCAAGTGATGCATTGACTAAAGCATGGCAGGCTGCAGGATCGCCAACAGACAGTGCAGAGATTGAAAAACTATTACAAGCCCAAGGTGTTAATCCTGAAGTAGTTAAAACAGTATTCCAAGCCAACAGTATTCCGCTAAGTGTGGCCGCAGCAGCCAGCACAGGTTCAGCGGGTGTAGATGCCAACGAGCCAATGCCAGATGTTATATCAACTAACAGAGCTGAAACTCCGACACCTGCAGAACCAGCAACAGCTAGTGCTGGTCCAGGTGCACAAGTAGCGCAACAACAAGCACCTCAGCAGACTATACAACAACCCGCTAGTGCAGAACCTACAGCCGGCTCAGCAGGCCAAGGTGCAATGGCACAGGGTGTACAACAAGCTCAAGTTAATCAACAAGCTCAAAGTCAACAACAGCAACCAAGTGCAACTGCATCTAAGTTACCTGATGTTACTAGACTAACTCCAGAACAGAAAAAACAATTACTAGCACAGATTGACAAACAATTAGCAAGTATGCCGGCTGCAATAGCACAACAACCAACACCCCCAGCTCCACAACCACCTGTGGCAACAGCACCAACACAATCAGCAACAGCGGCTAAGATGCCTGCACCAACAACTCCTGTGGCTACAACTCAACAGGCGGTGGCGGCTAAGATGCCAGTGGCGACCAAAACTGCCAAACCCAAAGTACCATATTCCGCGATCGCACAGAAAGCCCAACCAGCCAAGGTATCTGCAGCACGCAATCCGGGTGCACCAACTGATGCAGAATACAACAAATTCCAAGACCTATTAAAACAGGCATTAGATAAACAAGGTGCATAATGAAATTATTTGAGATAAAACGCCAGACCGCTGATTTTTTGCTTACAGAAAGCAAGAACGTGCATCTTGAGCATCTTGAGGACCTAATATTCAACAAGGGCTATGCAGGTGCAGAAGAAGCCCTAGACTACCTCGAAAGCCTGCGCCACATGCTGGCAGAAGGCACAGGTACTACGACTCAACTCACAGTCAAATGGGACGGA